GGTTGAAAAATTACAAAAGAATCCAGAACTATTACAACTTGGAGGTGATTCTAGAGAACTTTCTATTATGTTTACAGATGTTCGTGGATTTACTACTATTTCTGAACATTACGGCAAAGATGTTCAAGGTCTTACAAAGATCATGAATCGCTATATGACTGCGATGACAAAAGCAATTCTAGAGAACAACGGCACCCTCGATAAGTACATAGGTGATGCTCAGATGGCATTTTGGAATGCACCTCTTAGTAATCAACAACACGCTAAGGATGCTGTCAAGACGGCGTTTGAGATGATGAAGGCATTAGAGAGATTTAACGATGAGATTACACTGGAAGGAGTCCCGGCTTTTGGAATGGGCCTCGGTATTAATACTGATACTGTGGTTGTTGGTAATATGGGTAGCACTCAGCGGTTTGACTATACTTGTCTTGGGGACGGCGTCAATCTTGCATCTCGCCTCGAAGGTCAATCTAAACCGTACGGGGTCAAAATCATCATCGGACCAAAAACTGCCGAATACGTGAGAGATGAATATCAGGTAGTAGAACTTGATCTTATTGCAGTCAAAGGAAAAACTGAACCGGCTCGCATCTATACTGTCCTATCTTCATATGATGCATCGGGAGAAAAACAACACTTGAGATTCTTGGATAGCTATCGTAAGGGTGAATGGGACTCTGCTAGAACATATGCTTCTAATATGAAGAAGTTCTGGAGCGGAGAGCTAAACAAGTACTACACGGAAATGATTGACCGTATAGAGGAATATGCTAAGAATCCACCAGTTAACTGGGATGGAGTGTATAGGGCAACTTCAAAGTAACTTACAATATGTTATATGTTTATAGTAGTGTTATACATACTAAATATATATCTCAAGCTCCTTAATAGGTTCTTGTGGGTACCAATATAAGACTTACACAGGTACCAATACACTGGCCTTATATAAAGCCAAATTAACAAAAGGAAATACAATCTATGAATAAGTTATTCTTGATCGCAGCACTTGCGGCGGCTGTTGCTACTCCGGCTCTTGCTGGATCTATCACCGGTGAAGTTCGTACTATTGATCCGCAACCTGCTAAGATAGCAAACTCAACTGAATATCGTCTAACCTATAGTGAAACTGTTGCCAATATTGCTAATGTCGGCGCCGAGTTCACCGGGTCTCAACCGTATCATAACGGTCCTCTAAACAGCAAGATCGTGCTGCAAGGCGGCCCTGCACTTCCCACAGTTGCAGGATTTACTCCTGCTGCTTATGGTGAGTATGGCCGTTCACTGAACACTAATAAGGACTTTAACTTCTGGGGATACGGTGCTTCTGTTTCGCATGAAGTATACGGCCCGGTATCAGTAAACGTTGGTTATCGTCATCGTCAAGGACCTAACACTCCTACCTTTACAGAAGATCGTCTTAACGGCGGTGTCGCTTTTGCTATCACCGAAGATAATATTGTAGGTGTAAATTACTATCGCACTCGTAGCAATAGTGTCACCTCTGACATCTTGGGTGTTAACTATACTCGCAACTTTTAATAAAACTTGAACTGATTAAAGTAACGGCGGGGAGCAATCTCCGCCGTTATTCATATGTAAGATAAATATATTCATGATCGGAAATGAAATCATTCTAGAGTCTGCTGCTAGTGAGTTAGCCAAAAAGCTACCATCTTTAGAAAAGCACGACTATAACACTATTGACCAACTAATGCGAAAGATTGCTGCTAAGCATCACATTACTGGTAAGGCCCTGCACGACCTTTTTGTGAAGCGATATAGCTCTACACCTGACAGTTGGATCAAAAATAAGTTAGATGAAACCGATGAAGAATTAAATATTCCCGAAGAAGTACAAAAGTTTGCAGAATGGGCTTCACGTAGAGTTCATCTAAAGAATCCCATTAAAGTAGACCTCAGCTACGACACCGAAGAAGCTCAGCATAATCATCATACTGGCAGGCACACTGAAGGTGATCCCACGATCTGGGTTTATGCTAAGAACAGAAACCTAGTAGATATTCTTAGAACGGTATTCCATGAAATCGTACACTGTCGTCAAAGTGAACTAGGTATGATTAAGCCTGGTGACAGCTATCCTGGTAGCCCAATCGAAGCGATGGCCGACCTCTTAGCTGGCAAATACATTAAAATTTATGGTGAACGTCATCATTATATATTCCAATAATTGGTGTATACATGCGAGCAAATGAATTTCTTATTGAATATGACAGAACAAAGACCGCCGCTACTTTGGGTGATAAGCTCATTCATGTTGCGTACGAAGATAACACCTATAGGACCTATAGGTCCGGAATAACACCATCTGATATTTTAGAAAAGATAGAGACTAAGGATCCAACTCCAAATAAAGAATATACTCAGTGGTTGGCTCGTATGTATGCCAAAGGCGGAGTACCGTTCGAAGACCTAAACAGAATGGATGTTTTAAGTTCATATAATATAGGCAAGAAGAGAAGACAAATTCAACCAGAAGACGCTGACATCAACAAATTTAAAACATATAAAGAATTTGAAGATACCATGATGTCAAAGTATTCACAATTGAATACTGATCCGAAGGAGGTCAACAAAGGAAAATCTACTCTTTATTTTGAAGATGATAATGTAAGAATAATCATACCAGAAGATGAGGCAGCAGCATGTTATTATGGTAGAGGCACGCGGTGGTGTACAGCAGCCACAAAGGGTGAAAATTATTTCAATCATTATAATACAAAAGGCAAGATATATATAATTCTATTCAAGAAATTTCCGAACAAGTGGCAGTTTCATTTTGAAACTGCCCAGTTTATGGATGAGGCTGATAATGAACTCGGTATAGAACAAGTAAGATCAGTCTCGCATTATTTTTCTAAAAAGATATGGAATGATGCGTTTATCAATCGTCCAGCTGAGATGTTAAAATACATAAAAAACCCAACTGAGAAACAAAAAATAGCAGCAGTTACGGATTCGGCATTGCTAGCTCTAGAATATATAAAAAATCCAAGTAATGCAGTTAAATTAGCAGCAATAACATCCGATCCTGAGATAATTCAATACATAGAAAACCCAACTGAACAAATGCAACTAGTTGCAGTTGAGTCTGATGGATACCTTATTCGTTATATAAAAAATCCAAGTAATGCGGTTATGATGGCCGCGGTTAAAACTGATCCGATGTCTATGAAACGCTACATATATAGATAATCCACCAGAAGAGGTTCAACTGGCTGCGGTCCGAAGAGACATACGTGCATTTATATATATAAAAAATCCTACCGAAAAAGTACAATTTGAAACAGTTTCTAAAAATGGATTCCTTATAAGGGATATCACAAATCCTTCAGCCCAAATACAACTTGCGGCGGTAACTGATGCGGCGTCCGCAATACGATTTATACAAAACCCAACCGAACAAGCACAAATGCAGGCTATTAACTCTGAAACGTACCATATTCAGAATATAAAAAACCCCACCGAAAAAGTACAATTGGCTGCTGTTCGAAGAGACATGCGTGCATTTGACCTTATAAAAAACCCAACAGACAAAGTTAAAGCTTTGGTTGCTAAACTAAAAGCAAAGTAATATACAGTACATCCTCCCAAAACAATTGAACTATACTTGTAAGTACTATATACTTCACAAGACATAGAAGGAGTATACATGTCTAGAGTATTCAACACTGACGCAAAGATTAAGTTGACCCAACTGGTTAACGAGGGCTTAGGTGTCCTACAAGAAATTGAAACTCTTAATGAAGGTCTAAACGACACCATTAAGGCAATCGCAGAAGAACTAGAAATAAAGCCAGCCATTCTTAAGAAGGCTATCAAGGTTGCACAGAAGCAGCGCCTCGCACAAACTAACGAGGAAAATGAGGAACTCAATACCATTTTGGAGACTGTTGGTCGAGCTAATTAATGGCATATGTCGATGCAGTATTAGATTCCAACGCAGATCGAATCCACGTTGTAGAACGTACTCCTGAAGGTAAACGTGCATACAAAGAGTTCCCTACGAACTACGTAATGTACTATGCTGATCCTAAAGGAAAGTATCGTTCTATTTACGGTGATCCGCTGTCTCGGTTCTCTACTCGTAAACGTAGCGAATTCGAGAAGGAACGCAGAATACATAGTAACAAAAAACTATTTGAGAGCGACGTTAACGTAGTATTTAGGTGTTTGGCTGATAACTACCTTAATGCTGAACCACCAAAGCTTCATACTTGCTTTTTCGACATTGAAGTGGACTTTGATCCTGAGCGAGGATTTAGTCCTACTAGTGATCCGTTCAATCCAGTAACTGCAATCTCAATGTATCTAGATTGGCTTGATCAACTGATTACGTTGGTCATGCCACCTAAGCACATGACAGATGAAACTGCGCAAGAGTTAACTAAAGATTTTCCAAACTGCTTTCTGTTTCGTTCTGAAATAGAGATGTTTGAAACCTTCTTTGAGTTGATCGAAGATGCTGACATTCTAACTGGCTGGAACTCAGAGGGATACGACATTCCGTATACGGTTAATCGCGTTACTAGAATCATGTCTAAAAACGATACTCGTAAGTTTTGTCTGCTGGGGAAACTCCCTAAGACTCGTACCTATGAACGTTTCGGCAAGGAAGAAGAAACATACGATCTAGTTGGTAGAATTCATATGGACTACCTTCAACTGTATAAGAAGTACAACTACGAGTCTCGTCATAGTTATTCTCTTGATGCTATCGGTGAGATGGAAGTAGGTGAACGTAAAACTCAGTACGAAGGCAGTTTGGATCAGTTATACAATCAGGACTTTAAAACGTTCGTGGAGTATAACAGACAAGACACGATGCTTATGGTTAAAATTCACAATAAGCTAAAGTTCCTTGATCTTGCTAACGCACTAGCACACGAGAATAGCGTACTTCTTCCGACAGTTATGGGTTCGGTGCAGATGATCGAAATGGCTATCTTCAATGAAGCTCACGCACGTGGAATGATCGTACCTAACAAGAAGCCCAAAGAAGATACTGGGTTTCCGGCAGCTGGTGCGTTTGTTGCTATTCCTAAACAAGGAATGCACGAATATCCTGGTGCAGTTGACATCAACTCTCTGTATCCGTCTGACATTCGAGCGCTGAACATGTCTCCGGAAACCATCATAGGTCAAGTTCGTCAAACACTGACTGACCAATACATGCACGAAAAGAGCATGAGATTGGCTTCTGAAAAGAAGAACAAGAAGAAGAAAAAGTTCGGAGATGACAGCGAGGAAGAAGGCGTCATTGGTGCAATTCTGTGGGAAGGATTGTTTGGCTCAATTGAGTATACAGCAATCATGAATCAAGAACGCGGAACTACCCTTTGGATAGACTATGAAGATGGTAGAAGTGTACAAATGTCTGCTGCTGAAATTTGGAAGATGATCTTCGACAGTAACAGACCATGGATCCTTTCAGCAAATGGTACCATCTTTACTTACGAAAAAGAAGGAGTGATTCCAGGACTACTTTCTCGGTGGTATACTGAACGTAAAAAACTTCAGAAAAAACAATACGCAGTTAGAGAAATACTCTATGGTAAATCTTTACCTGATGATTTTTTTACCGATTGAATCCTACTTTCCATTATGCCATTAGTATGCGAAATGATTGCATCCTTGCTGCCGAAGATAAAGGAGAAATCAAGGTTAGTGTCTGATAAGCGCAATATTGTATGTCCGCTTGCCAATGCCACGTTATTTTTTATTAAATCTCGATTTATTTGTCTTTTAGATGTGTG